GATCGTGTGTGTTTAACTCCACGATCCTTGCTGTTCTGGCGAGTGGTACGCTTGACCGAAGGTTTCTTTTGCTGTTTCTTGGATGTACTGGTCGTACCTTTCGTCGTAGTCTTTGCCTTCGCTTTCGCTGTTGTACCAGAAATCTTCCCAGTCTTCTTGGGTTGCTTCACTGATGTTAGACTCTTGGTCTTCTCCTCCAGACTCTTCTGAGTTCTTGATTTTGGTGATGATGATTTGCTTGCTGTCCGAGATTTGCCAGTTGAGCGTGTCACCTTCTTTCCACTCAAGGTAGTTGAGGATTTGGTCTGGGATCGTGATGATGTAGTTGTCTTGGGCATCAGTGGTAACAGCAGTAGTGTAATGCATCATTTGATATAACCATTCTCACGCAACCACTCACCAGTCAGTGGTGTCGGTTCATAATCTGTCCACATTGTACCACGAGCGCACGATTGTAGTGCTTCCATGGTCATGTTCTCAGTTTTACCTGCCCATGATGCTTCTTTCTCCCACGGAATAGCGTGAGGCATGTCTTTATATGTGCGCTTAGCAAGCTCTTGCCAGATCATAGGCACATCTTCTTCATTGTGGATGATGGCAATCATATTGTTTTTGATAGTGCCTGCCATACAATCCTGTGCAGCATGCCATCCTTCATGACGTACAACACTCATGAGTGCGGATGGACGATGCATATATGCCTTGTTCAGGTACATATTGTTACTCACAGTATGATATACTCCGCGATGTCCAATCGGGAAGTATTTCTGATCCGCAAGATATACGTTTGATCCTACTACCTTGAGTGCATCAACCATCCTATTAAATTCATGTGCCACACCAGTGAAACGTTCTGGGTCATCATACTCCGTAGAAACGTCAAGCATGGTGTGTACTTGTTTAACACCATCAGTACACTCACGCAGGAGCATACAACCCATGGCATCCATGGTGTAAAAACCTTTTGTAATCTTGTCTTCGTTTGCTTCAACGCTCATGCCATGCGCCATGCCAAGCAGAGCGCCTCCGATGATAACGTTTTTCAGCGTTGCTTGAATGGGCATAACCATGTCTCATAATCTTGTTTACTTATTCTACCATCATGGTAGAGAATGTCAAGGAATTTAGTCCAGTACTCCTGTTTGCCTGGTATATCACCACGCAATTCAGGATGCCAGATCTTAATCACCTTACGGCAGATCCACACTGCCTCCTTCTTGGTTAGTAGGTATTCCATAGTTATGGATAAAGTATAAGAAACTTTTAAGTGTACGTTTGATACCCAAACTACGCTTGATCTCTAACCAATCTTGATACTCTTGCTCTAACTCAGGAGTCAGAGCAATTGACGCCACAAAGACGTTTGATTTCGTTGATGTCATGGAGAATCTTCTCTGCTAGAGCATGATCTTTGTCGTTCTCTGCTTCCATATATTTGAGGATCAGTCCCCTGATCTGCTCATTCATCAGAGAATGATTCGTAGAGTTCTGTGAGTTCATCTACATTGTAGAAGTGTGTGGACTCGTTTATGTAGTTGTTGGGATCCAACCACTCAAAGAACTCATCAGCAAAAGAGATAGCATCATCAATGCGATTCTCTTCCATGAGTTCACGAAAGCGAGCAACTGCCCACTCACTGATTTCATCACGTTGTCCAGAGATACGAAGGGCGTCAACGTTGTTCATAGTTTGATCAGAGTCAGTTTGTTGTTGAGGTGGTCGTAGGAGACGAATTCTACGTCTTTGGGGAGAGATTCAATCAGAGCACGGGTAAACTCAAGAGTATAGTGCCCATGATAGCGCCAGAAGCGCCTGTATTCGTCTGTAAGGGGTTCTGCCGTGGTCTTGACAGGTACAGTGTACTCGCCCCTGCTGTAACGCGATGGGAGCGGTTGCAGCATGGTCTTGATGTCAGCGACAATCATAGGTGCTACGTGCTGTGGTTTTGTTTTGCAATAACGTGATAAGTAAATCACTTGATAAAGACCTCCTGATCGTGCTCTTTTGTTAGTTTTGCCGCTAGAGTCAGATACTGACACATGTGAGCAACATACTCAACATCTTCTTCGTTAGGATCAAAGTCATAAGATCCATCCCAATCAACAGTGCCATCCATGTTAACAGGAGCACCGAAGACTGTGCCGTCGTCATCAAGAGCGAAAGCGTTACCGTCAGCAACAAGGTAGAACATGGTTCTTGGTTTAGTGGTGAACTGTAAGTAATTTAGCAGACAATGGGGAGGGTGTCAACCCTGATAGTATGCATTCTTGTACAGGTAACCACCTGCCCAGTCACACTTCTCAAGTACAAACTCACGCTCCTTAATCACGCGGAGATCAAAACGTGGTTCTTTCACAGGTGCTTTGAATGATGCTGCTTTGTGCAACTCACCAGTCTTCTTGTTGATGAAAGCGTGAACACTACGGGAACCATCTTCAGTCTCCATGATCACCTTGTGATACTTGCGACCAGTCTCATAGTAGAACTTGTACAGGCAATCACCACGCTCAATAGACTCAAGACGCTTTGCTTTGTACTCAGGGTCAGTGTGGTTGAAGAAGTTGGCACGGCGGATGCTATCCATTTTGAAGTCAAGCACGAGTGCCTCACAGAGCATCTCAGTCCACTTGGTAACGTTGTCAGCGATCTGCTGACGAGCGTCAGCGGTGGCACAGTAGTCAGCGAAGGTAGTGGTCATGGTCTGTTGCGTTGATGTCTATAGTATAAGGGATCTGAGTGCCCTGTGGTCAGTCAGTGGGCAGTTCTAGTTGTGTCCACTGCAGGTGGTCATCACAGCAATCAGAGTCGCTAAGATCCACCATGTCCATCTCTACGTGCTTGGTGAGTTTACCAAACAACATGTCAAGGAAATCGTGATCGTCTTTAGTAAACATCAGTAGAGTTCGTAGGGTTCAACATTGTGCTCAATCACGTCCATGATGTCATCAAAGGTGTTAAGGCACTTAACACGACCAGCACACCATTGAGAGTAATTCTTGAGAGCATAGGTGGCGCGGGTCTCAGGTTGTGCCAGGTGACGGTCACGCTCTGCTCGTACCTCTTGGATGGTGCGGGTCATGTGTCTCTCCCTTGATTACCTTAGTAGTATAGGCTAGGACTCCGCATCAGGAGCGTCAGGTAGACAGCTCTCCAGGTGTCCATACAACTGTCCTGCGGACACACCATGATGATATGAGTATTGTTCGGTGTGACCCATAGGACACCCCATCATCATATCCAGCAGAAAGTTAATTTGTGATGGGGTGAGTTCAACGTTTACTGTGTTCATTCTCCTAGCACAGGGATAACATCTACAGTACTCACATTAGGATCTAGTTGAATGTTTTTAACAAAATGCAGTACATCATCATCATTGAATAGGACAACAGATTGCCTGCTGCATCCTTTCTTCTTTCGCTTCCACCATTCAACACGGAATTTCATAGACTATTGCCTCGTTGGAACTTTTGAATGTCACTTAGGGTGATATGAGCAGCATATTTGTATGAAGTGCTGCCATCTTCATTATATACTGGTTCCTGCTGAGTTGCAATCTTATGTTCATTAAGATTTTGTGTACGCTCACTTGTCATGAGATCGTGCAACTCTCTAGCACGACAGTAAGCATTCTGATGGTACTCAATTACATCATTGATGCAAGATAGCACCTCTTCATATGTCTGTTGTGCCGAGAACTCTCCATCTTGGAGGTAATCATCAATAGCATCTTGGAGACGATCTTTACGCTGTTGTGCATAAGTCTTACGAAGAGGTGGTGTGATGAGGGGACGCTCAGTTGACATTAGTGAAATTCCTGGTTACGACGTTGATCAAGATATCCTAGGATATCATTGCGCCACTCCATTAGTTCGTGAAAACATTCTTGGTTGTGAGCACATTGACGTAGTTCATGATCTGGTTTGAGTACACTCTCATAGAACAAACCAAATGCATCTTTACGTTTTTGATGTTTCAGATCATAGTATTCAGACATGGTTACCTCGTAGTCTTCTAGTAGTATAGCACGAAAATTCACTTATTCGGATAGTTTTCCGTCTCGTTTGAATGCAGGAGGGTATTTAATTTTACCCATGACATAATCAACGTATGATGGTCGTTGTTTCCTAAATTCCTCTACCTTATGCCATGGTGCATAGAGTGGTCCATCGTAGTCCTTCTTCTGTTCACTCATAGAAGTTACCTATTGTTGGTCTCATTGGTTTGACGATTTGCATAGCAGTGTATGGTGTCGTCTTACCAATATCTATTTCCGCTCCTGGTTTTTTAGAGTTGATCGGGGCGTAATAGCATCGTTTCTTAATGTTGTAGAATCCCCAGATAGTTTTTGCACGGCACCCATTGTTATATACAAATTCGCTATGGTTAACACACCAAATAGACAGATAGTTACGCTTGTGTAAAGTGCATTCATAAGAGTATCCTGAAGGGGGAAGGTGAATAAAGTTTGCTGGCAATTCCATCAAAAAATGTTAGTGTAACGCTCGTGTTGAATCTTAGTGATGTGACCTTCTTTCAGCATGTTATCACACACATGACAGAACACTTGAAACTTCTCAACTTTTGTCAGAGCAGTGCCTTTGCAGCACTCTTGAATGGTCTTGACGATAGTTGCTTTGAGCATCGTTTTGTCTTGATTGCTCATATTGTAGAGCACATCGGGTGCGTGGCGAGCGGAAGTGTGGCGGTTTGTAAGGTGTCACAAGGCAATTAGTTTCTTGTAGAATGGATCACATACTTTATACTGTCCTTTGACATGATTATGCTTAAGCAATGGTTTGTCAATATAATGAACAGTTAGTGATGGGTGATCAATCCAGTCGCTCCACGTCCATGATGCAGAACGTACATACTGATTGCCACCCTCTTCACATTTCTTTCTGACTTGTTCATCAAGTTTAGATGCAACAGCGTCAATAGTAAATTCTACCACATACTGCAAGATACCACCAACAAACAACCCATGAATGATGGGAAGATTGACAGCAGTATCTTTATTATATCTTGCACGTGTGTAGTCATTGAAGCAACCACTACCATTGGTAGTCTTACCAGTGTAGTTTTTTGGTTTGACTTCTTTCTCTACATTTGTTGCAGGGTGGATTGCATCGCGACCAAGTTTGCCAGCCAAAGGGTTACAACCAGCAACACGAGCAACAATATGCTCGCGCAGAGTGGAACTGTTTGAGTCGTTGATGTAGGTTTCATATAACTCCTCAAAAAGATCACATTGTATTTGTGTGGGGTGACCCAGTGCTCGCTCAGTCGCAAGTGAAATCAATTGTTCGGAAAACATTAGTCCTCGTCAACACGGTCAATGGACTGGATGTCGCAGATGGGGACTTCATGCTCCCCTCCTACGAGATACCAGTGCATCATCATACCATGAAATTCGGGATGTGCAACATAGTCTTCAGTGTACTCACGTTCACCAAGATACATTAGTTCACTGGTTGGGATGTCATGCTCACGCATCATTGCTTGAAACTGCAGGTGGTGCAGTTCAAACTCACTAGGTACATTCATCAATTGGGTCATGCAGTCTCTTTGTTCTCCCAGATTATATCACCATATGCGTCAACCACATAGCATCTGATATAATGGTTAGCATCTGGACACTGACTTGCTCTCGGGAACCATGATCCAGCGTTAAGACATGCTACAGTTTCATCAGGAAACTTAATTGTATTGAAGATACCCTGTTTCATAATGTCAAGAACATATTCATCAATAAAATCTTCATACCAAGCATTTACAGTATTCTTGGTTGATTCATCTAATTGATTATAATTTGTTAGATCAAAGTATACTAGGTTACATTGATATCTCTGTGCATAAGATGCTATAAGATCATATACTTGTAGTTCATTACCTTGAATAATCATGATGCTTCCTCATCTAATTCATCCTGTACTTTCTTAAGCAGTTCTTCTAGGAATAGTTTTCTCTCAGCAATTTGCTCTGGTGTAAATGCATCTTCAACCTGATTTGATTCTCTTGCATTCTTAACAGTTTCATACTCAGTGAGCAGAGCATTGAAGTAGTTGGTTTCAGTGATTGACTTGATTACAAGATAATTTGCAATTTTATCTCTGAATAACTTAAGTTGATGTCTTGCAAGTGACATCATTTGATCATCTGTTGCAAGATATTCTACATCAGGATTATCCTGTGAGTAGATTTTATTATAAAATTCAGGTGAAATAGGGAACTTAACACTCTCAGCATCGGTAGAGAATTCTACTTGATCTGTAATATCTCTCAGTTTTTGACGATATGTAATGTATTTTGCTTTCTCATCATCAGTAAGTGGAGAATCAGATGTCATTGCCCAATCTGTCTCATCTAACAGGAAGTTACGTGATAGTCTGATAGTGAGAGGTGATACTGACGAAGTTTTAGCATACATTCTAGCAAGTTCTTGGTTGAACTCTTGCTCTTCCAAAGAATCAATAAGATAATATGCTTCAACTAATTTATCTTTTACTGCCTTGCCTTCATCACCAGCAAGTTGCTCCATCTCATAATCAACCCACTCATATTCACCTGTAGAAAAATTCTTTTTATGTCTTCTACGTTTAGCATAGTATGTGTCATTGGTAAACCAATTGAACAGGATTAACTTATCTTTATCACTATCCCATAGAGGATAAAGAAAAGGAAGTAGGGTATCTTTCCAATAAGACTCAGGAATTACCTTTGACGTACCATTATATGTAATTTCCTGATTTACCGTGTCAAGTTGCACCTGTAACACTGGTATGTCAGCTGTATTTTGCGTTGACATGTTATTTCAATATGGTCTCCGATATATTTAGAAAGCTTTGATAAGATACTTACAAAGTCTATATGGTGTAAGTAGAGGAATATCAAAGTCTGGGTCTAGAGAAGCAATTGGTTCTACTTTCGTAGTTGACTTCATTGTCAACCTAGCATCACTAGCATTTAAACCAGAGCTATATGTAATTCCTGGTCCTGTTTCACCTTGAACAGTATATGTAAGAGAATCAACTGCTGGTTTAGAGATTGCTCCTGCTGTTGGAGTGAATACTAGTTCTGTTACTTTCTCTTTCCAGTAAATTACTTCAGCAATACCATAGTGGTCTGTATTATCAGCATTATCATTAGCACTATTTGCATTTGCTCGTGGTTGTTCAAATTTGATTTTTACATTATTTTCTTTTGCTGCTTGTGGTAGTGCCACATTATATGTGTACCACTTTGTGTTACCAGATGTTCCATCCCATGCTTCACTAACTGGAGGTACATTTCCAATAATAGGATCATTTCTATTAGCATTGGGATTGATGATAGTATCAATCAACACCCAAGTACTTGAAGAAGGTAATTGATAATATACTTTTAGTGTCTCTTCTGGTCTATCACCACCATTTACACCATTACCTCTAGCTGCTTTAATACCGATGTAATTGACTTTACTACAATCCGTTGGTTTTACAATAACATATCTTGTTTTACTAGTTTTCGCATTAACTCCACCAAACAAAAGCATATTCTCATATGGTTGAGAAGAGTTTGGAACTAATGTAATGTCAGTTACAGTCCCTGCATTTGAGTCTACCGTTGCATTTACAACTGTTCCCCCAGCAGATCCATTTACAACATAAGCATATGGTTGTTCAGTATAATTGCTACCACCAGATCCTAATGTAACATTATTTACAGTGCCAGCTCCAGATGTGCTAACCGTTGCAGTAGCACCAGATCCACCACCACCAGTTATCACAATAGTAGGTGTTCCCGATGGTTTTTTAAAGTTTCCTTGATTGCCAGTTCCGTCACCAAAAGATACGATATCAACGTCCCAATCAACATTATCAGCAGTTCCTTCCTCATATATGTCACCAACACTAGTGGTAGTTGTTCCACCAATATATCCAGTGATAATTCCCAATCCAAGTTTAGCATAACCAACGCCACCCTTAGCAACACCACCACCTGGCGAAGATCCTCCATCACCAACAGTAATTTGAGCTGAAGTAGGATTGCCTAATGAACTCCATGATGTAGTACCATTCCAAGATCCAGCGCCGCCTCCACCGCCGCCGCCAGAAGTCCAGTAATCATTATTATAATCAACTTTCATTCTAACTTTACCGTTAGTTCTTCCAGAACTAGACTGAGAAGCACTTTGGAAGTAATCAGTTCTAATAGAACTAGTTCCAGTCATTCCACCGCCACCACCTTGGTGACCGCCGCCTCCTCCAGGAGCGCCACCAGGACCACCAGGAGCGCCACCACCTGTACCACCAGGAGTTGTGAAACCATTGACAGCGGCACCACCGCCGCCGCCTCCGCCGCCACCACCGATACATCCATAATTACCACCAACACCACCAGAACCAGTTCCGATAGCTGATGTAACCTGCTGTAGTCCAACAGGTCCAATACCATTTTGTCCAGGACCACCATCATATCCATCAGCACCAGCACCACCGCCGCCACCAGCACCAATAACAAGCTGAGATCCTCTATACAGAGCAGTGCATCCACCGCCGCCGCCACCAGAAGCGCCAGGACCGCCTGATGATGGTGGTGGGGGAATATGTCCTTGTCCACCTCTTTTACCACTACCAGATCCAGCGCCAGAACCGCCACCACCAGGACTATTGCCACCAGTGCCGCCTGCATATCCTATTTTTACAGACCAAGAATTTTGAGTAAATGTGGCACGTGCGCTAGCTTTTAATTCTCCATATACTCTTGTTCCAGGATGTCCAGTTACACTACCTTTGGATACACCACCACCTTTTCCTCCATGAACCCAGAATGCAACAAAGGTAGGATTATTAATACCTTGTAAATTAAATGTTCCGTCACTAGTTAATTCAGTATCAACTGTACCACTTTGTCCTGTAACTTCTCTATTAACTCCGTTGGTTCCTGCACCATAAACTGGTCCCATATCAACAGCAGCACGTCCGAGTAAACCACCAATTCCTCCAGTGCCAGGATTACTTGGATAATCTACCTTTGGATAACCATTTGATGCTGCTCCATTACCACCATCAGTACCATCCAATCCGTCAAACTTACCAGCACTCTTTGAACCAAGTTTCTGTGTACCACCTTTACTACCACCATTTCCACCTGATTGACCACTTGCTGCTCCGCCGCCGCCTCCACCTTTTCCAACTAGGTGAATAATTGATCCATCACCAACTTTAATAGAAGTGTCTCCACCAGAGTTTCCACCTGTATCACCATTAGCACCAGATCCGCCACCTCCAATGGCAATGAATTGGAATGATTCGGGACTACCAGTAACTGTACTGAAATCTACCGTATAGTTACCAGGGTTGGTGAATTCCCATTCATTTGTATAGTCAATAATAGGTGTTCCACCTGTAGTAATATCTCTGTTGCCAATTACAGAGTTACCTTGAGTTCTATAGAATGTTGGGTTAGGAATAAATGTTTGAAAGTCCCAACTACCTGCTCCTGCAGCACCTGATGCCATGTATTTTTGATCTGCTGGAGCATCTAATGGATTTTTTATAGATCCATTGCCACTAGCGCCACCAAATGCATCCCATACATCATATGTTGCAACTGTATTATCATCATTTGGTCTTCTTAACAACGCATGTTTATGCGTAAATACCTGACCTGAGGTTGGATACCATCTTTGAACTCTTCCAGATCCTTCCTTGAAGTCAGCCAAATATCTGTCTCCACTTGCCTCAGCAATATACTGGTTATCTCCAGGTATAGTATGAAATACTGCATGACTATGCTGGAAGACTCCTGTGAGTTTTGTCTCTCTCATTGAGACAGTCACATCTTGACTACCAATGATAGTACAACCAGTAGTCTCAACTACTTGATCATATCCAGCAGTAGTAATTCTACCCAATGAAAAATACTCATCCTGGGATTCTTTAGCAAAATACCATTGACCACCTGTAATGCCAACACCAAGGGAAGAATTACCTACGTTAGGAGAGTTGTTACCAAATACTGCATTGTTTCCTACAATTTTTCTGGTTTTAGTATCAGGTACTGCAAATGTTCCGAGGTTAGTAATACCCCACCAATCAAGAACATTTGCTGTAGTTATTCCAGAAAGACCACCAGTATCAGGATCAATTCTAACTACCGCTGTAGCACCAGATCCACCACCACCTGTGATAGTAACCGAGGGAGGATTATTGGGATCATATCCGCTACCAGCTATGATAGTATCAATCTTAACTAACTTACCAGTGTTATCAATTTCAGCATATGCAGTTGCTTGAGTAGAATTTGCGCCACTGGGAGCATCAACTGTAACTACAGGATTAGATGTATATCCACTTCCAGGATTTGTAATATCAATGCCTTGACTTGCTCTACCACCATACTTATTTCCAATGACAGAAAATAACATTGGATAATCAGAAATCTCGTATGTAGATCCATCGCAATACAAATATCCTTCATGAGTATATGCTGGATCATCACCATTGACGTATGCATTACCAGTCTTCTCACTCAAATTACCATAGTTTATGTCACCAGATTTAACGTAACTGTGATCAAAACTATTGTCAGTGCTCTTTAAATTAGGTACAATAGATCCGATTGGTGTAGTATCCACCAACATGTCGGTCAGGAATCCCTGTCTAGCATTTCTATAACTTTGTGCCATTACTATTAAATCTTAATTAAGTATTCCATAACAATAAATGGTGCAGTAGCAGAATCAATAGAAACTGAAGAGTCTGCTCCAATGTCCATTCTGGTAGTTAAATTTTCAGGTGGAACATTGATTGCATTCGTCTTTACTTTATAGTTATGATCACCTCTCTCTAAATCAATACGGTGATTGTGTCTAGTTGGGTCTGTACCTGCAGCAATTGCTAAATCAGCGGTATCAGTTGTTTCGTTTACAACATCAGTGATTGCTCTATTTTCTCTATGTTCTTGGTTTGATTGCATAGGAACTACATCATGTAAACTCACATTATTAAAATCCGTAGGAACTCCAGGATAACCCTGTTCATATGTAATTGGAACATCATTGTCCCAATTTACTTCTGGCCATGATGGACTAGATACACAAATACCAAGGACTTCTACTGCGTTTCCATATCTAGCAACATCAGATCCATTTGGAGATCCTTCTAATTCTCCACCATCAAGAGTATATTCTTCATTACTCAAGCAACCATAAGTGTATGATTGCTGCCCATATCCAAAGATACAATAACCATAATATAAAGTCTCTTGTGTACCAACAACTAAGTTCTGAGTTGTACTTGCAGATGATCTCCACTTATCAATTGCTTTACAAGGTGCTTGAGCACTTCCTGGTGGTTGAGAGCTATCATTATCATATCTAGTAGCATCTAACCAATCTTGAATTGGTATTGTTGACGCATTCTTACGACCTGTACGACCACCATTAGGATTTGGTTCATTAGATGATGTTTCATTGGTCTGTAAATTTCTTGCTCTTACTGCACTATGCAAATGCAAGTGACCATGTACCATATTTTCTTCAACACCTTCAATATCAGTGTAATGGGTGTCACCAGCATATTCCCATGATGGTCTACCTCTCAAAGGAATTTCTTGACTAGGAACTGTAATTTGACCAGAATAGGTAATAGTTACGCTATCACCAATTGCAGACGTTGCTTCAATACCAATACCAGATCTACTTACCAAATTACCTAAAGCATTAGGTAATCTGATATTATTATATGATCCAGCGTTAGCACCAGATGTTGGTTCTGGATATTTTGATCCCAAATCAGGAACCATGAATTGCTCATCAGATAGAATATCAAATTCTGTACCATCAGGATTTCTCCTAAGATACTTGCAATTACTACCAGTTCCTAAGATCGCTGCTAAGGCAGGATAATCAGCAGCGAAGTATTTTGCACCATCACATTTAAGATATCCTGCAGGTAATTTTGCTCTATTTACGGCAGTGCTTGGATCACCATTATATTCCATCGGCCAAATAATAACCTGACCTGATAGATTACCATACTTAGATCTTTCTTTGGCGTAAAATGCTGGCATCAGTATGCTTTGATTATGAACGTCATTGTTACGTTAGGTTGTGTAGTATCAACCGTAATATTTAGTGCATCTTCTAGACTATCTGCCGTTAAAGCAGATCCATCTGCATCATTTGCAGTATGTGAAGGAGGACTTGCAATAGATCCAATACCCTGAGAAATTTCAAAACTTCCGTGATTATGAGCTCTAAAAACTTGCTCTTTAGGATCTTTTGATGTATCAATAACGTTCATTGTAGTTGGCCACGTATTGTTTTTAAATGCCAAGTCAATTGTTCCACTATTTTTTACCTGAACATTCAGTGTAAGTTCATAAATTGGTGCAGCTTCTGTTCCTTTATTCTCAACTGATTGTACATATGTACCTTCTTCAAAGTAATGATACTTATTGTCTGCATTGACTGGTACAACAACCATCAATGGAGTGATTTTATCATATTGATACCACGTTTCTGTACCTGCTGTGTATAATCTACTAATATTAGTATTAGATGGTAACGTGATTTTATTACTTTGTGCTGCAATTGTAACTCCAGACACAGTGAACACTGGAGAGGTTTCTGGATCATCTTCTAATCCATCACTTCTAATAGGCGCTCCTGTGTCATAACCAAGGAAGTTTGTTTTTCCTTGATACCTCATTGGTTTTGGAAACATTCCAGTATGACAAGGAGTTTTGTGAGAAATTTCGTGTTCTGTGGTATATGACGCCGTGTTTCCTCTTTCAAACATAACTGACTCCCATGTCAAATTGGTAGGTCCAGTTCCTCCTCCCAATTGTTCTCTATCAGTTGTAGGCCAATTATCTTTTCCTGCAGGAATAAATCCCCAATAATCTTTTCCACTACTATCTTGAACAAACTCATAGAATCTATCCATTCTAGGTAGTGTATTTTCTCTGGTATTATCACCATAATATGTTATGTCAGTAGCACCATTAAACCATTGAGTAGGTTCAGCTTCCTTGTTTTGACATTCAATTGGACCTTTCGTATATCTACAAGAAGTACTATCTGTAATAGTTCCAGTCATATCAATACCTCTGTCCGTTCGGAAAACCATTGGACCAGTAGGGTTTGGGTTAACTGACATTATACTGTCACTATGACTGTGTGATGGAGTGTGGTTCATTCCCAATTTTCTATTGAGAGTATAAACTGTCTCTAGAAAATCAGGAGCACCCATGGTAATATTATCAAATTTAAAATATAAATTACCAGATAAGTTTAAAGTGAAATCAATATCACATGTTGCCTGATATGTTGTATTTACTAGGACGTTTTGACCGTAACCATCAATAAGATCTCCTAGTTTATCTCCCTGTGTATTATATACTGCGTCTAAAGGATCAGTTTGATTTGCTTTATATTTGTCCTGAGTTAGATAAGATCTTTCAAGATCTATTAAAACTTTAGCAGATATATTTGGTAAACCAAATGTCGCATCTGTACCATAATATGGAAATTCCTCATGATTTCCTGCTGCGTCAGTCATCTTACCTCCGTAAGAATCACCTAATGCAGCTGCTAACAGAGGATAATCTGAAGCAGACAATGTTTGACCACTACAAGTAATCCATCCCTTGGGGATATTAGATTCCAAGAATCCAGTACCCCCATCTCCTCCCCATGGCATGATAGTGCCAATCTTGGCAGATCGCATGGTTTTTATTGAGTCGTATCTTACTGTCATTTGTCTTAGATCAGAGTTCCATCAACCACCAACCACGGAGAGTAGGTGGAATAGTTCTAGCATTTGCAGATCCCTCAATGTCAACAGATCCAGCATATACTAGACCGAATGAAGCATTTCTAGATTGAATAACAAGTTCTCCAGAGTCCCATGCAGTTGCTAGTGTTTGACCAGCACCAGCGCCAACTCTAGATCCAGTAGTATCACCTTGGATTGCTGTCGCAACAGCACCTACTTTTTTCGCTCTAATAATTAGACTTGTGTTGTATGTCAAGTTGCCACTGAGTTCAACGAATCTAATCATATCTCCAGTTTGTGCATTATCTGGTAGATATAAGACCATATTACTACCACTAGAAGTATTGATAAGATAGTTATTGTTAACTTCTAGAGGATTATCTTGCTGCTGACCAATTCCAGTAGTAGCATCAAATTCAACATAAGTATGTCTTCTACCACCATTTCCAGTCCAGTATTTTTCAATACCGAAAGAGTCAATAGCATTGTTCTGATAGATCTTAAATTCCTTAGGACCTTCAGTTCCACCAACACCAGCAGAACCTAGGTTATCAACGTGGAACACAGTCTCTGCTGCATTCTCTGTTTCTAGGAGTAGACCACCTTGATAGAATTTCTCACCCATGGTTACACTACCTTCGCGGTTTGTTACGCGGAAGGATGGAACTGTTGAGCAGATGCCATTCATCTGGCAATCATCCCAATAAACTCTAATATCACCGTAGATATTACCAGCGCCCTTAAGGGTTAGTCCATTAGTGTTTTCAATAGGATCTTCAATTGATCCATCACCTGAGTGACCATCATCGTTTGCAATAGAAAGAACTAAAGTTTTACCATCAGAACCATACATTCTGAACGCACCACCATAAATGGTAGTATCATCAAATATCTTAGTCTTGCCACCATTGTATAGATTTACAAGTGGGGTGTTGACATTGTTTGGTATTCTAGCACTCTTCGGCATCTTGACTGCATATAATGCATCAAGAGATCCATCAACACTATCAGGAACAAAGAATTCTGTTCCGATTCTTACATATGTTGGATAATCCAACTTAGGTGCAATTAGATCAGCATCACGAAGTCTAATTTCAAGTCTAATATCACTAGTATTTGGAGTACGTGCTTTAAGTGCAGTTGCACGATCTGCTTGTGTTGCAGGAATATCATCTAGAAGAACTGTTGTTCTATCATATTTGTCTAGTTTGACAACATTAACACCTGCTTGGAACGATTGTGCTGTTGTACCTTCACGTCCTCTACCACCAGCAGGATAAGTTTGATTAGTTGATGTTGGTAGAATTAGTGCGCCAGTGGTTGTATCTGTACGTGGCGTATCAGTAATTTGAATAATTTCAATCTGCTGATCGGTTACATACAATGCTACCAAATCACCTATGCTGAATGCAGCAAGGTTAGATTGAATCTCAATGTTTGAAGTTGCAGGAACAATTGCTGTAGCAAGAGTTGTTGCAGGACCTAATCCGTTTGGATTAATTGATTGTGGATTATGTCTGTATACATGAACAACATCACTGTCCTTGGTATATGCAGAAGGAGAAGTTCCAAACTGCTCGGCAAGCATAAAGACTGTACCGTGTACATTACCAATAGTTGTGTCTCCTGTGCAAGTATCTACTTCAAAGGTGGTAACTGCAGGATCATCACCATTAGTGATTCTTAACTTATCACCTACAGGAGAATTGGTGTATGGTGTTGTGCAGCTACCATTAAGAGTTAGAAGTCCGCTGATAGTTGTAGTTTCAGATGAAATGGTAACATTACCTGTTACAGAATCAACTTCAAATACTGTCTCTTCATTAGCAGTATCACAACCAGTCTTAACTGATAGTTTCTTAGCAACCTGATCAATTAAGGTCTTAACTTTGAATAGTTCTCCCTGGTCATCAACACCGTCTCCCGAAGGAGTTCCATCATCACGGGAAATAATTACATAATCTCCAAGATTGATAGTGCCACCAAACTGTGCAAGATAAATGTTTTCTTCATTTCCAGTATTATCAAGATCAGTTGTAATCCAAGTGGAATTAAACTGAACGTTACACTTATAGATTGCTGCAGTGTCATTATGATCACTTCTAATTGCAGTGAAAGTACCAAATGGTAGTCTCTCAACAACTAGGAAGAATGGAGCGACATTAATTCTTGGTAGAGAAACTACTCTAACAAATTCTGGATGCTTAGTACCACCAGATGAATCTGTATCAATGAGTAGAATATCATTCTCTTCAAAATACTGAGCACCAGAAAGATCAACTGGTTTGTTCTTAATTGGTAAGTAATACTGATTACCAGTCAGAACAGGTAGAACTTGTGGTTCAATCAATGGTGTACCACCAATTGTAGTGATTTGATTCTGATATACAGAACCACCCCAATCACCACTACCAGAAGTATCTACAGCGTTGTATCTTACATCAGTTGTAGCAACTCTAGCAACAGAAATAATATCAACGTTGGAATTGAATAAGTTATTTCCTAGAACACCACTGGTGTGTGAAATTCTACCAGAACCAATTTGTGCTCTGTCTGCTACGAAAGAGTATGATGCATATCCACCACATAGTGTAACATCAGAATTAAATCTAGCAGTAGAATCAACAATTAGGTTATTTCTAACTCTAGTATCACCACCCTGACCACCGATTGTGATGTCAGAAGCATTAGTAGCAAAGTCAAGTTTAGATGTAGCAGAGTTACCAGCGAAAAATTCTACCGTTCCTGCGGTTGATGATAACTTAACGATGTCAGTAAGACCTCTTCTAGTACCTAACTGGAAGTCTCCAGCGGTCTTGAATGACTTACTACCAATTAGAGTAAATGATAATGATTCGTTATTATCATATGCACCACCAATAGTAATCTTAGAAATGTTACTGCTGGTATCTGGAGTATTTCCGAACCAGACATAACTTTCAGTAGATGCATTCCCAATGTAGAGTCTTTGCTTATCTGTACTGGTGTTGAGAACGTTTAGATCACTTACACTGTTACCAACGTTGAGTGTACCAGTGAAAGTAGAATCTGTAACTAGATTAAACGTACCAGATGTCTGAGATGTTCTAATCTCAGCAGTTACACCGTCATCACCATTAACTTCAATGTCATGCTCAAAGCGAGCATCATCAGTAAATCTAGATGTACCGTCAACAACTAGTGCTCTATCAAGTTGAGAGTTGTCAACGTTAATACCAACACGACCACCATTTGTAGTCGCAACACGGAAGACTGCCTCATTGTCAGGTGATCCGCTGTTACCACCAACCAAGAATGCATTGTCAATGTCTTGCTTATTTCTAGCAGCAAAATTATTATGATCTAGATAGTCATCAACAATTCTACCGCTGATAAATGCATTACCAACAACGTCAAGGTTTGCACGTGGATCAGTTTCAACACTAACAAATGCATTTTCATATGCTGAGTGTGGAGCACGTGCGATGGTGTTGATACCCATCTTATATTGACCGATGTCATCAGTATTAGTTCTGATAGATTCAGAACCGATAACACCAAATTCCTTCCAGTTAGAATTAGAGAACTCTAGTCTTGCACCGTTTCCAAGTGCAACTTCAGTGCTCCATAGTCGTGGGTTATCATTAGAAACATTTGCTCTGTTCTGAGCAAGAGCAATCTGACATGTATTAGCAGTAGGAGTAAATCCGTTACCAATGACTTGCCATAAACCATTGAATCCAGAATCGCTGTAGTTACTGATTCTAATTTGTGATCCGCTACTAATACCAACCTGCTGGTTTGATAGGTTATTACCCCATGTGATAGTGATAACAGTGCTACCATCCATCGTAAAGTGAAGGATATTAGCAGCAGGAACATCTTCAAAGAAGTTTGCATAGATCCAACCACGGGAACCACTTGAACCTACCTCACTGCCCTTAAGAAGCATATCACCAGACAATGGTGCATTGCTTCCATAGAGGACATTCTGAGTAGCATCAATAGATGTTCCTAATCCTGTAGAGTAGAGAGCACTCTGGTTAGGTGTAACATTAGATCCTTGGTTTCCAACTACATGGTTCTGGATCTTATATCCTTGTGCCTGACCATTTGATCCACGTGGGTTGAATTGGAAAATAGAAGCAGCAACTCTGTTTCTAGCAATAACAATGTTACCCTGAGTATCCTGATTAAGGAACTGTTGAGTGGTGTCAAGTGTAGCATCATCACCAGAGCTAGGTGATACGTTAGACAGAATTCTGAGTGCATACTCTCTAACTCTACCAAGAACATTGATAGTAACAGGAGAGTTAAATGTACTGATTAGATCCTGTGCATCACCACCATTAACAACGATATTCTCATTGAATGTTACTGGGGTATCAAACGTAGTGACAAGAGTATCAATTGCATCCGCGTCATCAGCAGAATCAACTAGAGCAGCAGACTCAAGGAACTCCTCTTCACCAGTGATAGCATCAATCTTACGGTTACCAATGTATAGGTCACCATTAGAGTTTAGACCAGTGTAGAATACGAGACCACCATCTTGCTTCTTAGACTGTGCATAGAAGTCTTGAGTTGGGGTGAGAACAATCTCCTGTCTAGCAGGTAAACCAGTGGAGTAGTTACCAGGACCGAAACCAAGATATTCAAACGTATGGTTACCAGCACGAGCGATAGATGGTCTACGTAATTCAACGTAGAGTCTCTGATCCGCCATGACTTTACTGTCACCAACGATTGGAATCTTACGATCCTCAGAACCAGAAGCAGCATTTCCTTTTTGTGCTCTTAGTCTATTATCTTCGGTAGAACTTACTTGAGTATAAGTCTTAGAGCTGAGTGCATCCTGACTAATAAAGTCTAATGCCATCTCACGGGTCATTGAACCCTTGAAGTCGTTAACTCTAACAAGACCGTGAGTATAGTTATCTGCAGCAGAATACGTTGCAGGTACGTCTACTTCAGTTACATCTAGTTGCTTGAACCAGAGAGGATCGTTCTTGTAGTTGAGTGGATATAGTTTGCTGATTGGTTGGGAGAACTTAAAGTTACGGAAGTTACCCTGGTTACCAGCACCAGTTGGGAATGGTGAGATGTTACCACGAACTGCAGTTAGATAGTAGATACCATCTTGCTGACCATAGATACGGCGTTGAATCTCCTCAACATCAAAGATGTAGAAAGTGTCATCAATCTCACCTGTGTCTTCTACAGATGCGACATAGAACTGAACATTATCATCGTCAGTGACGATATCACCAGGAGTAATGGTGTATACTGCAGAACCTTTCTCCTTATAGTAATACTCAGGATACTCCTTACGGATAAGATCCTTGATTACGAGTGACTTACCAAAGTCTTGATCTGTTTCTAGATCTGCAAAGGTAGAACCTTGAGCAAATCTAATGTTTTCAAACTCAGAGTAGTCAATGTCACCAAATGTTCCTTTAAGGATTAGGTGCCACTCACTTGTTCCAGGAACATTTAGAACTGCATGAATATATCCATATCCAGAGCTGTTACCGAACCACTCAATTCTATTTGAAGCATTAGATTGAGTCTTGTCTGCTACGAATGATCCACCCTGAGGTGCAGTAATCTTAACCGTAGTAAAAGTCTCATTGAATAGTGCAGTGTTCTCAATACCTAGATCAAATACCGTTAGTTCTAGGAGTTCATCACCACTACTTTGCTCAGTGAAGTATCTACCAGACTGAATAGTCATGGAGACATAGTTTGTGGTCTCAATCTTCTTAGCGTATTGAGTAGTACCAACTACATCTCTCTTATAAGGATCGTATGCAACTTCCTCATTAAGACTATTAGTAATGAAGTCTTGCTTGGTGAAACCAATAACTTCACTTGCTTGTACAGGGTTAAAGAATCTTGCCTTAGTTACAGAACCAGTTACAGGCTTAAGTACAAGTTTTTGTGGTAGTAGTTTTCTCGTTTCGTCCTTACGGATCTTGATAGAGAATCCATTAATAGGATCACGAACTGCCTGTAGATAATCAGGGATGACATAACGTAGACGATAGATACGATCTTCCTTATCTCTCTCGTCCTTGATTCTCTCAAACCACGTATCATTTGTTTTATCCTGACCAGACTGATCACTATATGCATTCTCATGCAATCTAGTGAGGATATTCATTGAGTATTGTGGATCCTGAGGATTAGAGGAATGATCCTCAACCTGCATATACCACTTACCATAGATGGTAGGTGTTGTGCCTGGGTTCTGATATGATGGATCAAATCTTACAGGAGATTCACGCTTGTCTGCAAATACCGAGAAGTCATATACTCCAGACTGGAATGTAATTGCATTGATATCAGCAATAGCATCCGCTTTTGTGGTGTGGATGGTAAAGTTCTTCTCAGTTTGATATCTTGCCCAGAAGAACTTGTCTCCTCTTAGTCTACCATTAGAATCTGCAACGTTAGGATCGCCTGCATAGTTTGCACCTACGAGAGGAACACTACCGCCTTCATTTGGTCTGAAGAATACTTTATGACCAGAGATATCAGCGAATGGAACATCAAAGATGTGAGGTACATCGGTACGAATTCTGTTGTTGGTATTAACTTCCAATACACAAGAGTACTGGTGGAGATCAAAACGATCATCTAATACAAACTGATAGATATCAATCTCAATATCAGGATCAATACCATCTACTTCAGCAGAGTGGATATAGATACCTGCTGCAGCATTCTCTTTGCTGCTTGCGAGCATGATCTTAGTTTGATCACTACCATTAAAGATAGAAGTACCTTCGTATGGTTCTGGTTTTGTCTTTCTTGCAGGAGCAATTACATAGTATAGTTCATTTGTTTCAAAACCATTTGGTAGTCTGATCTTTCTCTTGTCAACATCAACATAAGAGTTGGTTACACTATCGTAACGAGGACGTGGTACAAGTCTTACAGGTGTACCAGTTTCCAGGTTATGTGGGTTAGATCCCTGACCAGTGCGTAAAGTCCATACAGTTGCTCTAGAAGCGAGTTCTGTAGTCAACTGAGATGGTTCAACCCTAGGAACAGAGTTAAGTCCAGTCTGAATAATAGTGGAGATATTAGTGAAGAACTGACGAATAGCAGTTGCTTGATCAGCGCACTCAGGATAAGAAGTATGCTGAGTAATAGTCTCGTCAGTGGTTGGTGAGAACTGACTGGTATATACACCAGAAGTTAGTGTGAAATACAGATAGGAATTAGTTGTTGATGCATTAGCATTAACAGATGGACCGAATGATAGTCCAAGTGGCGACTCAACTCTATCAACGCTCTGAAGATAACCAGGGTTCAAGATTGTATTGTTTACAATCTGGAACAACGTGGTAATTGCAGAAGCAACATTCTGACATGAACCATTAGATACAGTTCTAAGGACTGAAGACAAGGTTGTAGGAGTTGCAACAGCATCCTCAACAATCTTGAATAGAGTATTGATTGTAGATCTTACGTCCTCACATGATCCTACAGAAACTGTTCTAGTAACAGATGCAAGAGATCCAGGAGATGTTACTGCATTAGTTGCAATAGCAGTTAATGTCTCAATAGAAGAACGTACATCGTTACAAGATCCGTTAGAGAATGTACGAGTTACATTGTATAGAAGAGGAGCAGATGTAATCGTGTTGGTTAGAATAGTAACCAAGGTGTTGATTGTTGACTCCTGAGCGGGACATAGAGGTGTCTGAGTGTCAGCAGTAATAGTATTATCAAATGACTGAGTTAGAGCAGTGTGACCACCAACGGTGACTGCCTCATTTCTCATAACCTCAATCATTATGTCCTTTGCTTCAGTAAACGCAGTGATTGTCTGCGCTTCTTCACCTGCAACATGAGCACCAGTTGCATATAGATTTGCAGCGTCCCAAGTGCGATCATTACCACCAAATGCTAGGTTGTATGCAACAACCTCAATCATGTCAATGATATCATCAATGCAATCCTGCGAGTTACCAGTAGGTACAGTGAAGGAAGGATACTGAGTTTGCATTCTTCCATATGCAATTTCAGCAATGAAAGTTTTGTTTGCAAGAATTAGATTCTTAGCATCAGCTGACTTATTGTCAGTTGGAGTTGGTGCATTGACAGTAATAGTATTATCAAATGACTGGGTGAGACCATGAGATCCTACAGGAAGGATAACCTCATTTCTCATTGCCTGAACCATCAGGTCTCTAGCATAATCAAATGCTTGGACTGTTTGAGTCTCTTCGCCAGCAACATGAGCGCCAGTGACATAGAGATTTGACATATCCCAAGTTCTGTCATTGCCACCGAAAGCAACGTTATAAGAAATTTCCTCAACAAAATCTAGGATGTCATCAATACAATCTTGTGCATTTCCTGTAGGTGGCACAAATCCAGCATTTTGTGCAAGCATTCTTGCATATGCTTCATTAGCAATAAGAGTTTTATTTGCTACGATCAGATTGCGTGCGTCACCATTACGATCAATGACAGGATCAGGAAGATCATATGTAATACTGCTATCAAATGTCTGTGATAGACCATGAGATCCCATAGAGAGAATCTTCTGGTTTCTCATCACTTGAGCAGCCATTTCTTTCGCTTGCTCAAAGACATATAGTGTCTCAGTCTCTTCGCCAGCAACGTGAGCACCCTTTACATACGAGTATGCTGCATCCCAAGTCTTATCGTTACCACCATATGCAACGTTATCAGCAACTGCTTCTAGGAGATCTACAACGTCATCAATACAGTTTTGGTTACCACCAGCAACAGTAAATGTAGGATACTTCTGAAGCATTCTCTCAACTGCTTCATTAGCAATGAGATTCTTGTTTGCCAAGATAAGGTCACGAGCATCACCATTACGATCAGCAACTAGCTCAGGTGCAACATAAGTGATAGATGTATCTTTGGTCTGAGTTAAACCATGCGTGCCAAATACAAATACATCCTCATTACGCATGACCTGAATACACATGTCACGTGCATATGTAAATGCCTTGACAGTTTCTGCTTCTTCTCCCGAAACATGTGCTCCAGTCTCATATAAGTATGCCGCATCAAATGTTTCAGCATTACCACCGAAAGCGGTGTTTTCTGCAACTGCTTCAATAACATCAACAATATCATCAATGCAGTCCTGTGAATTGCCTGTAGGAGTAACAAAACCAGGGAAGTCAAGGACCATACGGTCATATGCTTCAGCAGCAATAAATGCTTTGTTAGCAAGCATTAAATCTCTTGCATCACCGAAACGATCAGATACAACTTTCTTCTCACTAAATGTTGCTTTCTGACCCAACTCAATGGTAGTTGCGTCAATAACACGCTTGACGAAAGTATTATCGGGGATTGCAGGAGATGCTGGACGTGTTGCACCAGAGTTTAGTTTACCATCAGTAAACTGCGAAGGATCATAATCTGCAACAACCATACCCTGAACGATTCCAGAGGTATCGCCAACGTTGACAATAGAAGAGGATGCAGTTGTTGTTGCTCCTTGACGCAGATAAGAATAGTTTCTCATTGCTGCGATTGCCAAGTCTCTAGCGTAGTTGTAACCTTCTAGAGTCTCAGATAGTTCTCCAATAATATAAGAGAGGTTGTTACCAACATAGTATGACTCGGCTGCCTGAATGGTGTTGATGTTACCACCCAGTCTCAAATCTTGTACTGTAGCATCAATCAGATAACCAATATCACGACGACATTTCTCAATAGTGATACCAGATTTGATTAGAAGACTTGGATACTTTGCTGTAATATATCCATATGCTTCATATGCAATGAATTCTTTGTTCTCTTCAATTCTATCAGCAGCATCAAGGTTTCTATCATTTAAAACCAA